TGAGAATGCAGCAGAACCCGTTGTTCGATAAGGTACTCTTAATGCTGGCACCTTCAAATTTGGCACTGAATTATTAAAATGAAAATCTGGATCTGATCCTGATGATGCAAACTTTACTGATCCCGTAAACTCATGAAGATCATCATCTGTGTTACCGAAATTTGTTGAACCACTTGCTTCAAGCTCAATAACATTTTGAATAAGAAAGTGAGAAGCAGAAATTGGACCAATAACGTTTAAAGATCCAGAAATGCCTGCGGCACCTGTGAAAGGGAAGCCACTGCTAGCGCCAATTCCAGTTAAGTTAGAACCATCGCCATAAAAAGTAGAAGCGGAAACATGACCGCTTGCAGTCATATTCCCGGTTAAAGCTAGTTGATTATTTTCATAATCAAATATTAAATTTGCTGAACCTGATGCGGAGGCGATCCCATTTGAATCTGGGGAGCCGGACATAAACTGGATTGCCTGATTTACTCCTCTTGCCTGCGCTTGCGAAGCCGTGGGATGAATATAAGCCCAGCCATAATTTTCAACGTTCGCCATAGAAAGAACCCTCAAAAATGCCAATCAAAAGTAAATAGTTCATTTTTTCGCTTTTTCTCTCGCTTTGGCAAGGGCTCTCTTTCTTCTAATGTTCCTTTCGTTACGCAACTCAGAAGGTTTTTTAAAGTATCTTCTGTCTTTTATTTCTTCAATGATGCCAGACTTCTTACATTTTTTAATAAATCTTCTAATCATTTGATCGTGTGTATCTTTCTTTCTAGGATACACGCTTGCATTACATGCTCTTTTTGCCATTTTAATTCCTATTTTATTTTTTATTAGCCTACGCCAACAGAGCCGGTCCAATTATTAGGCAGGCTTGTTGTATCAATATTTGTAAGTCCAGCAACTACATCAAAATCAGTAGAACCCGTAAAATACATACGTGTGACTTTAACATACATTGCTGGAGGGTATTCACCTTCGTTTGAACCATGCGCTTGATGAATCTTAAAATGATTATTTCCAGTCAAACCATTCTCAGAAAAAGAGCAAGTAAGCTCTGCAGTATCGTGATTAATAATTTGAACCCACTGAGTTACGTGTGGAAAAACAATCTCTACAACGCCTCCGGCGCTACTCAAGCTACCGCTAGCAAATGGGATACCAGAAACTTGATATGACCCAACATTATTTAAGCCTGGCTTATAATTCGATGACATAGTATACCTCTTTCTCTATAATTACAAATTATTTGATTTTTTTCCAAGATCCGCCACTAATATTTAATAATCCCGAAATATCCACTCCGGCATCATCAGGGGCATAACTTGAAAGTGGACCTTGCACTGATGTTTCTTTTGTTGATCCACCTCTTGATAATGGATCCGTACCTTCAAACAGATTGACGCCATTATATGCATCTTTTCCTATAGATTCTAATAGCTGCCTTTTCTGAGCATTTACACTTGCTTTTCTTTGTTGCATTCTTTCCATTGCTTCTTGTTTTGATTCTAAAGTTGGAGCGGGGGTTGCTATTCTTTTATCTTCTTTTTCTAATATTACACCACTCGTCCCTTTAATGACTTCAGAGATGATTCCGGATAGAATGCCTTCTTCAAAGAGAGCTTCTTTAATGCACTCAACAACAATCGGCTTCATCAATCTTTTTAATTCTTTTTTATTCATAACTTCCTCAATTTATTCCATAATAATCTAAAATTGCTTCTCTGACAAGAACAGATGAAATCTTTTTTATGCCTCTTGATCTGTGATAATGAGTTACGCAATCTTCAGGGACAACATACAAAATGCCATGCTTCATTTCTTTTATTCCTGGCTGGCGGTCCCAATTTCCAACTGCTGTTTGTCCTGGGCGCATTACTGTATCCTCAAAGATAAAAGGCTCAGTTGCTATAAACAAAAACCAGTTCACCTGAATCTCCTAATCTTCTAAAATTTCATTAAGCATTCTATTGAGCTTATAATTTCTATCAAAAATATCTGTTTCGATTTTAATATTCTTTGCTTCTTGTAAAGCCATAAAAGCATTTGGTGTCGAAGGCTCAGAAACAAAATCAAAACAAATCAATTGAAGATCTTCTTGAACAACTGTTCTGCCATTGGATTCATTGACAGAGCCAAGAGCACGAGAAGAGATGCCAAGCTTGACACCATCATTAACAAGTTCTTGCAATATCTTTCCAGATGGAGTGTTAAGAACTTTAACTTTGCCCATAACATTGTTTCCGTCCCACCAACATTCTGTAATCATATGTGATGCGTTTTTGAGATTAATAATTGAGTCATCTGGGTGGTCTAGTTCTCCCAGCGCTCTTCTCTCTTTTACGAGAATCATATAATTCTTCATTTCTCTTTCTAGGATCGCTTTTGGATAAACTCTCCCGTTTCCATTTTGAACCTCTGCTTCTTGAAGTTTACCAGTTAGTATCATACCACCATTAGCAACATACTTCTTTTCTGCCTCAGTGAGTAGATCCTGGCATACTCCACCTTCGCACAATTCGTAATATTCTCTTAGTAAAACTTTACTCATAGTCAACATCCATTTTTGCAGCGTCTAACGCCTCTAATCATCCAGCGCTTAAGAATCATTTTGTTCTCCACTAGAATTCATATAATTCTTTACATATTCTTTTAAGATTTTCGGATCAACATCTTTATTTTCTTCAAGAAACTTTTTAATTTCTTCTTGAAAAATCTCTCTAGCTCTTTTCTTAGTGATCTTGATGTTCATGTTTAACCGTCCTCTCAATTTTAAGACCGCCATCATCAAACAAAATACAAAAAATATACGAAGTTCCTGATGATAGCCAGCCACAAATTAATAAATTTGCAAGATTATACTCAAAAGTAAATAGTTCTGTAAATCCATTTAGTAAAAATAAAAGTACTCCAACCCAAAAACCAGTACACATTGGGCAAGAAAAAAGCTCATTTATCCATTTAATCGGTGTTTTCTTATTCCAGTTTAAAATTGTACTATAAACTAAAAGCTGTGTCAACCCATAGGCGACCAAAACAAACCACAATAATTGCATTATAACTCCTTTTTACAATCTAATGTGCAATTCCTTTCTATACCATTTATTAAGTTTCGTAACATACTTTTCAAAGTCTTGTGCATATTGTTCTGAATCTGAATAATATGTTTCATCGATGCACATAACATCCCACCAGTAATGTGCCATCTCATGGTGAAAAACTAATAACTGGTCTCTTTTATTAAGCGGCGTAACAACAATGTCGTTTGAATCTTCATAATACGCCCCATAAAGCTTGACAAACTTATTGTGTTTATCTCTAACTTGCTTGAACAAATCAGAATAGAACATCGTTCTTGAAGAAACAATAACTATTTTTACCCATCTTAAGGGCTTGCAAGTTTTTGTTGGTAAGCCATGTAGCTCATTGAAAGAGCGAACAAGCCTGTAAGACACATTAATATTATCAATAACAAAACCTTCTGTATAAAGCTTTTTTAATTTATGATGCTTTCTTTTTTTATTTTCATAAGCAATTGCAAAACTCAAATCACTATCATCAAGAAAGACGGTGCTAGTAATTGTCAACTCAATTGAAACATCTGAGAGTGTTTCTATCTTATATGGTTCTGCATTGGATTCCCTTGGTGCGAAGAGAACAAAAAATATTAACAATGTTCTGATCGCAGAAAGCACAATTAACTACCTCCTATAATATCTATTATGCATATAAGATTGATAGTAGATACCTGGACGGATGGAACCTTTTTCTCGTGCGTGAGGAACTTCACCTAGCTCAGTTGTATCTTGCTCGGAAGCATTCGTGTAATATTCTTCTTCTTCCTCTTCCATTTTCTTAAGATATTCGTATCTTGGGCGCTCTTCTTCAATGAACTTGGCAATTGAAAACAAGATAGGCTGAATTGGATCAATTGTTTCTCCATCCTGAGATGGCTGGGGTGTTTCAAATAGCCCTTGAAGAGACGCATAAACATTCCCAGACTGCACAGAGTCACGGGCAATCACACCTTTCTTTGTTAAAAAATCGAATAATCTAGATTCTGTATCGTAAGTTAACTCTGATATTTTGTCTTTTGGGAATGCAACGACCTTTTTGAGCTTAGGCATTACGACAATATCAATATCTTCATGATCGTAAATCACATAATCTCCACCTAGCGTCTTACGAATATCAAGAGAAAAAGTATAATCTTTAAGTTGATTATCTTTTTTGCTTATAGCTTTATCTCCGACTAAGACTCCGATAGACATTAGACTAATTCCTTACAAAATTCCTGTGTTTGCAAAATTTTCAAAATCATTGAATCATCAATTTGCTTCGTAGAAAAAGATTCTAGCAATGTTTGCAATGAATCAAATCTTTCTTTGAGAATTGTGTCTTCTTTGTTAGTGGAGATGATAGTTTTCATTCTAGCAATCTCCTCGTTCAAAGCAATTTTTAATCCATAGCCATTATCTGCAAACGAAAAAATATACTTAAATAAAATGTCTTTTTGTTCTTCCAGAAGCGTATCGTATTTTTCATTGAATTTCTTAACGAAAACATTATAAACCAGATTATCAACTGGTTCCATCGAAAGCTCACTTCCTTCAGAAACCATTTCCTGGATAACTTTTTCTTCTAGGATTACTCTCTTCTTTACTGGTGTTTTAACACTAAAGAGTTGTGCAATGGTTGCTAAAGATTTATAATTTGGCGTAAAAACATTAAACGTATCTTTTCCAAGCTCTTTGTTAACACGATTGATAACATTCGATTGCTGTTGAAAAACTACTTGTGGGTGCAAAGAAAAATAAGTTCTCTGTGCCTCTCTTAAGATAGTATTTGCTGTTTCTTTCGATACTCCCTTGGTATCCAAAACAGCTCGGTACGCATCAAGCTCCTCGTGAAGAATGGAATTAGGACTGAAGTTTTCTTTTAAAATAGAAAGAACAATCTCTTTTCTTTGGTCATCTTTATTGACAATACACTTTGTCATCTCTAATATGAGAGATTCATATAAAAATGCGGTATTTCTCTTTTTATTATACTTCATCTTCTTTAGGCTCCATGCTTTCAATCAGCATTTTTAAATCGTAACTTACATTAAATAGTTGTTTTTCTTCTTTATCGTACATCTCTTCTTGTTTAGACTCATAGACGGTGTTCACAATCGAAGAAACTGGGTCTTTAAACATTCTTCCAATTGGATCGGTTACTGCTTTCGTACTATTGGTTCTTGCTGATCTAGAGGCTTCAGAATCTTTGACTAGTTTTACTTTCCTTCGTCCCTTTCCGTCTCCTCTGGATACTTTGCCATCTTTATCTCTCTGTTCGCTGCGGTTTCCAGGAGAAGCTAAGAGAGCGGTATCTCCTGTTTCCTCGGCGTCAGCCGCTGGGGTCTCTGTGTCTGCTTCTGGGGTTTCTGGCTCTTCTGGTGCTCCTGGCTCTGGTGGGGCGTCGTCTCCTCCGAGATCGAGCCCTCCACCAATGTCTCCGCCAGACGGCCCTGTGTCGGGAGCTGATGCGGGAATTTCTTCTGCAGCTTTCTCTAGCATAGAAGAGAACTTCTTATCATAGAACATCTCTCTTTGGTTTCTTAAGAATTCTTCATCTGACATTCCTAAGATGTTCTCTGATATCCAGCGCTTGGAGAAGAAGCCTTCTGTTGCAGCTCCTGCAATGTCAAACTTTTGCTTCCAATGCTCCAACTCTTGCAGTTCAGAAATTTTTGATGGATTGTTTAAGATAAGCTTATAACTAATCAAGTCATCGCCACGATATCCAAGTGTATAAAGATGGATCAAGCCAATCTTTTCAAGCTCAGAAATAATAGATCTCTGAAGTCTCTGAATTGTTCTTGCGAAACGAATATCTTTCTGAGCTAAAGTTGCCTTATCTTCTGTCTGCCCGTCTCCTCTAGAAAGATATGACATTGGCACTTTCAATGCGGAGAACAATTTATCACGAAGATATTTTACATCATCAATGTCTCCTGTGTAGCTTCCACCGGGAAGAGACTCGACTCTCGAAGAGTTGCCGCCACGTACAGGAATAAAGTAATCCTCGTCACTCGACAAAGGGTTATACCTAAGATCAACTCGACCAGTTGAGGAATCAATAAGTTGATTTCTTTTCATTTGTGTCGTGACTCTTTGCATGAACTGCTCAACATCTTGAGGAGCAATGTTGCCAACATCAATGTAAAAGACTCTTCTCTCTGGGGATCGGACAATTCGATATGCCATCATCGCATCTTCAAGAAGAGTCAGCTGTCTCCATATTCTTCTTGCTGGCTCAAGGATCGACGTTCCATAAGGGGCATATTTATCGTTACCCAAAACTCTAAAGTGTGCGATTTGCCAGTTTTCAAACGTAAGTCCACCAGAGTTCCATTGGTATTGAATATAATTTGGATTTGTCTTGTCCTCTCCCTCGATTCTTTCAATCTCATCTGCAGGGAGTGAAATCACATTTTTAACTCCCATTGTCTCATCAATATCCAAATACAAAAGAAAGTCTCCAAACTTACACAAAGATCGAGACCAGCCAAAAAGATTAGATTCAATATTGAGAATGTTGTAATAAAGATTTTCGAGGACCAACTTTATTTCATCGTTAGCACACTTTACTTTAAGCATAGGAGAGAGCATGGTGGCTGTTGTCATTTCATCTGCATAAATGTCAAGAGCAGAA